TTTTGTAGGATCTACTGCTGATCTTCAGCGGATGCTACAAGCTGAAAGTGAAGAAAAAGATGTCACTCCTCCAGACGAATAATAGTTACCTTGGAAATCCAAATGTCAAGCGAGATGGCGTCAACCAGCAATGGGAACCAGAGCTCGTACAGGAGTATGCGCGATGCATGAAGGATCCTATTTATTTTTGTGAAAAATACGTAAAGGTAATTGCACTTGATAGAGGCCTTGTGCCTTTTAAATTGTATGAATATCAGAAAAATATGTTCGACCACTTTGATAATAATCGGTTTAATATTGTCTTGGCTTGCCGACAGTCCGGTAAATCTATCTCTGCTTGCGCTTATCTTTTGTGGTATGCTTTATTCAATGGTGAAAAGACCATAGCGGTGATGGCAAACAAAGGTGCGACGGCACGTGAGATGCTTGGTCGTATCACTCTCATGCTTGAGAATATTCCTTTCTTCTTACAACCAGGATGTAAAGCACTCAACAAAGGATCAATTGAATTTAGTAATAACTCACGGATTGTAGCTGCAGCAACATCTGGTTCTTCGATTCGTGGTATGTCAGTTAACCTTTTATATCTCGATGAGTTTGCGTTTGTAGAACGTGCAGCTGAGTTCTATACATCAACTTATCCTGTAGTATCATCTGGTAAAGAAACAAAAATTATTGTAACATCTACTGCAAATGGTATTGGTAATATTTTCCATAAGATATGGGAAGGTGCAGTCCAAGGGACGAATGAATTTAAGCCATTCCGCGTGGACTGGTGGGATGTTCCTGGACGTGATGAAGATTGGAAGAAGCAAACAATTGCAAATACTTCACAACTCCAGTTTGACCAAGAATTTGGTAATACCTTTTTTGGTACAGGTGATACTCTCATCAATGCAGAAACACTGATGAGTCTCCGAGCGCATAACCCTATTCAAACCCTTGAAGCGGGAGACCTTCTCGTCTATAAAGAGACGACACAAAAACACGAATATGTTATGACTGTAGATGTATCAAAAGGAAGAGGTCAGGACTATTCTACGTTTAACGTGATCGACATATCGGTCCAACCATTTGAGCAGGTTGCGGTGTATCGCAATAATACTATCTCGCCCATACTCTTCCCTAATATTATCTATAAGTATGCGAAAGTCTATAACAATGCATATGTCGTGGTAGAATCAAATGACCAAGGGTCAGTTGTTTGTAATGGATTATATCATGAATTAGAATATGAAAATCTTCATGTAACTTCTTCTATTAAAGCATCAGGTCTTGGCATTGAGATGAATCGAAAAGTCAAAAGACTTGGATGTTCTGCAATTAAAGATATCCTAGAAAATAATAAACTAAAAATTATTGATGAAAAAACTATTTTAGAAATTTCTACATTTGAAGCACGTGGCCAATCGTATGAAGCATCTAATGGAAACCATGATGACTTAATGATGAACTTAGTTATGTTTGGTTATTTTGCATCTACACAGTACTTTGGTGATATGACTGATATTAATCTTAAGCAAATGTTATTTGAACAAAAAATGCAAGAGATTGAAGATGATATGGTTCCATTTGGTTTTATTGATGATGGTTCAGAACATATCGATCAAATCGAAAGATCTGAGGATAATACGTGGGCTGTTCAATTTGACCCAAATTTATAAATATATAAATAATACTTGAAATTGAAATACAACCGTATTATGCTAACATATCATTCGTAACCGATAAAGGAAAAAAATATGGCTCTTTCAGCACCATCACAATCTCCTGCGGTTGTAGTCAAAGAGGTTGACTTGACTGGCGGTGTGCCAAATGTACAGTCAACAACAGGCGCAATTGTAGGTAATTTTAGATGGGGACCTGTGGAAGAAAGAAAAGCAGTTGCTAACGAAACTGAGTTAGTAAATACTTTTGCTTCACCAGACTCATCTAATACAATAGACTTTCATAACGCATCTTATTTTTTAAGATATTCGAGCTCAGGACAAATTGTACGTGCAATTACTTCTGCAGCAAGAAACGCTACAAGTACTACGCCCGCAACATTTTTTGATCGCAATGCTATCGTTGATGGCGATACTTTAGATTCAACTGGGTTTTTAGCCGAAGAACCAAGCATTGTATATGATGATTCAGCACCATTCCATGGCGCAACAAGAAATGCTGCAGTGCGTGCTAGACTTGCTTCTCAAAGTATTGTCGTTAAAAATGAACTAAGCTGGGAATCGCAGAAATCAACATTAGGTGATGCTACACATCCATTACTTGATGCTACAATTGTAGGTTTTGATTCAGATGGCTTAGGTGATTCATCTGGTGGCAATGGCGATCAGTTATACTATAGCGATTCGAACTCGATTATCAGTACAACTACTCCTTCTGGTAATTTTACATTTGTTGCTAAATATCCTGGCGAATTAGGAAATGGCCTTAAAGTTTCAATTTGTCCTCCAAATGCTACAGAGTTTAACTCTTGGGATTACAAAGGAGAATTTGATGCTGCACCTGGAACTAGTTCTTGGATGTCAGCTAGAGGCGGTTCGCGAGATGAGATTCACGTTGCAGTTATTGATGTTAACGGAGAATTTTCAGGAACAAGTAATACGGTACTGGAAAAATTTGCATTTGTATCAGCAGCTAAAAATGGTTTAACTGCGGATCAAGCAAATAACTACGCTGTTGATGTCGTTAATGAAAACTCTCAGTATGTTTGGTGGGCCCAATGGGACTCAGACTACAGAGCAGTAGGTGCGGGTGGTACTATGGCTTCATCAAGTGCTGGTGCACTTTTAGATAGTGGTGAAGTTGCAAAGGCTGACTTTACGTTTACGTCTGGTACTAATTCAGGTACGCTTGGAACATCTGAAGTTGCAACTGGATTTGATTTGTTCGAAGACAAAGATCAAGTTGAAGTGGACTTCTTAATTGCTCCTGGAATGTCGAATAGAACTGCACAAACAACGGTTGTTAATGATCTAATTTCAACTGCACAATCAACACGTAAAGACTGTGTTGTCGTAGCATCGCCTGCTAGATCAGACGTTGTTAACGTAACTAGTGCAAGTGATATTGTAGATAATGTCGTTGCTACAGCAGATACATTTACTAATTCATCTTACTTAGTGATGGATGGTAACTATCTCAAGGTATATGACAAATATAACGACCAATACATTAATATTCCTGCTGCATCTTCTACAGCTGGTATCATGGCGGCAACTGATATTAATCGGGCTCCATGGTTCTCACCTGCTGGTGCTAGAAGAGGTCAGTATTTAGGAATTACTAGTGTTGCTTATACTCCAACAAAAGCTCAAAGAGATACGCTTTATAAAGCAAGTGTTAACCCAATAGCTAACATACCTGGACAAGGTGTTCTACTCTTTGGTGATAAGACTGGATTAAGTAGACCTTCTGCGTTTGATCGTATTAACGTACGCCGTTTGTTCTTAGTACTCGAAAGAGCAATTGCTCGAGCTGCTGAGAATGTTCTCTTTGAATTTAACGATGAATTCACAAGAGCAGAGTTCGTTAATGTTATCGAGCCACTTCTAAGAGAAGTAAAGGGTCGTCGTGGTATCACTGATTTCAGAGTTGTTGCTGATGAAACTAACAACACTGCAGAGGTGATAGATAGAAATGAGTTTGTCGCTAGCATCTTCATTAAGCCTGCACGTTCAATTAACTACGTAACTCTGAACTTCGTAGCTGTAAGAACCGGTGCAGATTTTGAAGAAATAGTAGGCACGGTATAAGGAGATAAGGAATGGCTGTTTTAGGAGTCGATGACTTTAAGTCAAAGCTAAGAGGAGGTGGCGCACGTCCTAATCTCTTTAAGGCTACAATTAACTATCCGGGGTACGCCAATGGTGACCCCGAACTGACCAGCTTTCTTTGTGAAGCTGCTCAGTTACCTGGTTCTTCAATGGGGGTTATTCAGGTTCCATTTAGAGGACGCCAATTAAAAATTGCGGGTGATAGAATATTTGAAAATTGGACAGTTTCTATTATTAATGATACTGACTTTTCAGTTCGTAATTCAATGGAACGTTGGATGAATGGTATTAATGCTCATTCTGAAAATACTGGTATTGCTTCACCTATTGGATACGAAGCTGACCTTTTCATTGAGCAACTAGATAGAGACGGTGAAAGCGTTAAGAAGTACGTTTTTAGAGGTGCTTTCCCTAGTGCAATTGGTCCAATTGCAGTAGCATATAACGCTAATGATGAGATTGAAAGATTTGATGTTAGTTTTGAATATCAATATTTCGAATCTCAAAATGAAAACACTACTACTTAGTAGCAGAGAGGGGGACCTCGGTCCCCCTTATTTCCATAATATATAATCATTAATACTAGCCAACAGAGATTACATATGGCAGACGCAGATAGAAGCATAAAATTATTTGGCTTTGAAATTAAAAAAGCCGATAGCGAAGATCCAAAGAAGAAACCTTCGATAGTTCCGGCCCGGGACGATGATGGTGCTGGATACGTTACTGCATCTGGAATGCACTATGGCCAGTATATTAATATCGATGGCGATGATTCTAAAGATTTATATCAATTAATCATGAAGTACAGGGGTGTAGCTACACATCCTGAAGTTGATCAGGCTATTGAAGATATTATAACAGAAGCAATTGTTGGTTCTGAAGAAAAAATGTCTGTTGATATTAATTTAGATAATATTGATATATCAGATAAAATTAAAAAGCAAATAAAAGAAGAATTTGATAATATTTACGGAATGCTTGATTTTGGAGAATATGGTCATGATATTTTTCGTAGATGGTATGTCGATGGCAGACTATTTCACCATCTAGTAGTTGATGAAACACAATTAAAAACTGGCATTCAAGAAATTAGACCCATTGATGCGGCTAAGATCAGAAAAGTAAAACAAGTTAAGACGAAAAAAGATCCTATAACTGGCGCTAAATTAATTGAAAAAGTCGATGAATATTTCATTTATCAAGAAAAACCAAAAGCAGGGCCACAATCGGGTGGAATCAAGTTAACTGATGACGCAGTGTCGTATGTAACATCAGGCCTTTTAAGCGAAAATAGGCAGAGAGTAGTATCGCATCTACATAAAGCTTTAAAGCCTATTAACCAATTGCGAATGATGGAAGACTCTTTGGTTATCTATCGTTTAGCACGTGCACCTGAAAGAAGAATTTTTTATATTGACGTTGGTAACTTACCTCGAGGTAAGTCTGAGCAATATATGAAAGATATCATGACTAGATATCGTAACAAATTAGTATACGATGCAAATACTGGTGAAATCAGAGATGATCGTAAGCATATGTCAATGCTTGAAGATTTTTGGCTTCCACGAAGAGAGGGTGGCCGAGGAACAGAAATTAGTACTTTACCTGGCGGTGAAAACTTAGGACAAATTGACGATATTATATATTTTCAAAAGAGATTATATAGAGCACTAAACGTACCACTGAGTAGGCTAGAGCAAGAAGCTCAATTTTCTTTAGGTCGCACAAATGAAATTACACGTGAAGAACTTAAGTTCCAAAAGTTTATTGATAGACTCCGTAAAAGATTTTCACATTTATTTTTTGGTATATTGAAGAAACAGTTATTATTAAAAGGTATTTGCACCGAAGAAGATTGGAATAACTGGAAAAGCGATATAGCATTTGATTATATCAGGGATAACCACTTCACAGAATTAAGAGACGCTGAGCTTCTTCGTGAAAGATTGCAGATGCTTGATCAAGTACAGAATTACGTTGGGGAGTTTTTCTCTCGCCAATGGGTAATGAAAAATGTTCTTATGTTTACCGATGATGACATGGAAAACATGAGTAAAGAAATTAACGGTGAAGGCGAACAAACGCCACAAGGAGAAGACGATGAGTGAAACAACAACTGATGAGTTGGTACAATCAATTATTGACCAGAACTATACTGCTGCGACCGAAATCTTTAACGATATGATTGGTCAAAAAATGCAAAGTGCTTTGGACCAAGAAAAAATAGCCATGGCAGATCAGATCTTTAACGGTGCAGAGCCAGAAGAAGATATCGATGATGAAGACTTAGAATTAGATGATGAAGAGCTTGATGATGAAGACTTAGAATCTGATGATGAAGACGCTGAAGAAGAAGACGAAGAGTAGTTTATAAATGGCTGAGTCACGTAATAGAATTTTCAGTAAGCTTGCAAAAGGTATCAATATAGATGGAGATATTATATCATCTGGAATTGCACCAACTGTAGAGCTTGGCGGTGGCGTGACAATGTATGATTCGATAAGCTTGTTACCTTATGTAGATAATACAGAAGGGGACAAAGCTTTTGTTAACGCAACTAATAGATTATACTTATGGGACGGAAACGGTTGGTATAATGTAGCGTTAGTACAAAGATCTCCTATTATATCATCTATTACTGATTCAGGCGGTGGCACGACACCATTTACACTGGCTACTGATGGTGCTACGCAAACAATCATTACGATTGTCGCAGCTGATTCAGACGGAGATGCTCTTACATATACTGTAACCAAAGGTAGCGGTTTTGATAGTATTGCATCTCTTAGTCAAGATTCATCGGTATTTACAATCACCCCCCTTAGTGAAGATTCGGCAGGTGTAGCCACATCGGGCACATTGACATTCCAAGTTACAGATGGTATCAATACCACTACTTCAGCTGCTCAAACATTTTCTTTAACGTTTAGCCAATACTACTTCCTTTCTACACCTGGCGGCGGTGAAGAAGGTGATGGAACAGACAGTGCAACAAAAACATCTAATGGACTAGCAACTGCTACTGTCGGTGGCGTTAGTGCATTTGATCTTGTGGAGTCAACTGATTTTCTTAAATATGAGGCTGTTCACGATTGGGATGGTGGAGCAGGAAAAAATAAATTTGTTTGGGCGATCCGATTTCCTGATTACTCAGGTATTGAAATTGGTTTATCTAACCGTGACAATAATGGTAACATTATGGCCATGGCCTCTTACACTAATAAAATTGTTTTATTTGATGGATACAGTGGTGGGAATGTCACAGGCGCATACAATACAGTTCCTGCTTTACAAGAAGATACATGGTATATCATGACAATGGCTAGAAACCATGATCGCGATAATAATTATATACTGGCTAAAACTCCAGGTGGTTCTAAGTTTGTAATAACAGCCGGCAGTTCGGGTGGATATTCCCCAGCGTACTCGAATGCCAACAACACATTAGTATTTTTTGGAGATGATGCAGGAGGAGTATCTGATGCCAATATTGCTGGATATGTAGCTCGAACAACGTTGCCCCAACAAATTGCTGGTGTAGCTCTTTATGAAGGTTCCATGTCTGATAGTGACATGTTAGATGATTTTGATACGGCTGTATTTGGAAATTAATTGCAATGGCTGAGTCCCGAAATAGAATTTTCAGTAAGCTTGCAAAAGATATTAATGTATCCGGAGAAGTTATAACAACTGGAATTGCTTCTACTGTAGAGACGGGATCAGCTGTTACTGTTTATGATTCTATTGGAGAGTTACCATACACTAATAATGATTCTGGTGACGAAGCATTTGTAAAATCTACTGACAGATATTATCTATGGACTGGTCCGTCTTGGAGAAGCGTTGCTTTAATTAATAGATCTCCAAGTATAAGTTCAGTGACATTTGACAGTAATTGGTTTGATATAGGATCTAATAAGCAATGGGATTCTGCTTTTACTACAGCCACTATAACAATTACGGCAGCTGACTCAGATGATTATCAATTAACATATGGCATTGCTGCCAATTCAACTTTTGACTCATATGCTACAATATCTTTTTCTGAAAATGTTGGCACACTTACACTAAATGATTCTAATGAAGATGTAGTAATAAGTGATTTGCAATTTACCGCGACTGATGGTATTAACATAGCTACATTTTCTTCCCCATATTCAATAGTACCATCTAATATAGCCCCTAGCTACGGAACTATTAGCGCAGGAGATGCATCAACATCTGGAAATCTAATATATCGATCATCTACTAGTAGTACCACGATTACAGTTAGCACTGAAAACATTACAGCATATGTAGGATTAATTGGTGGCGGTGGAGCCGGTGGTGGTTGGTACTATGGCGGCGGTGGTGGTGCCGGTGAATTATTAGTTACAGGTGAAGTAATATTAACACCGGGCACATACACATTCGCATGTGGAACTGGTGGAACTGCTCCAGCCAATACCCAAGGTGCTTTGGGAGGAAACGGGGGACAAAGCTCTATTACGATGACAAGCGGTGCTAGTATTGCATCAAGTAGTACTACTATTAATGCATACGGTGGTGGCCGTGGTGGTATAGACTATAGCCCTAATCAAAATACTGATGGTGCCGACGGTGGATCTGGCGCTGGTGGCGGTGGTAATGGTGGAAACGCTGCCAATGGTCAGGCCGGGGGTGACGCAGTAAAACATACATATTCGAATTGGACTTCTTATGCTAGCGCTGGGGGCCCCGGTACCGGTTTCTTGTATCAAGGCGGCGGCGGTGGTGGCGCCACTCAGGCAGGATCTAATACTGGTGACGGTGGCGATGGTTTAGATTTAAGAACTATTGACAGTGACTTAGGCACGGAATGGAATACTGTTAGAAGTACGTACTACATTGGTGGCGGTGGTGGCGGAGGCAACTACAGAGCAGGCGTCGGTGAAAATAATGGAGGCGCCGGTGGTGGTGGCCAAGGAGATGGCGGTCAATCAAGCGGTTGGGATGCTACTGCCGGAGAATTCGGTGGTGGTGGCGGTGGCGGTGGCCATACCGGTAATTCAGGTGCAGATGATGCCGGCGAAGGTGGTGGCGTAGGAGCATTTTTCATTTACATTGTAAATGGAACAATATCTTAAAATTAAATAATAATGGATATAAATAATACAATAACACATTTTAGAGTATAGAGTTATGGGTTCTAGAAATCGTCTTTTTGCAGGTTTAGCTAAGCGATCGCGAGCAGATGGCGGCGTTAGCACACTTTCAGTGTCAGATTCTACTGGTGAATCAATGGTTCTTCACCCGGACGGTACGATAGTGCAAACTGATGAAGATGGAAACGTAACAACAGAAACAATGGTTTCTAAAGAAGAATCAACTGCTTTAGCGATCGCTTTGGGGTAAGACATGGGTAAAAGACTAGTTCATGACTATGAGTTTAATGCAGACTCAAATAAAATCACTTTTAATGAGATTATTACTCAGGATAGATTTTTATTAATTACTAATGTCACTGATGGTGTTAGTCTTTATACATTTAATGATCCTAATAATGGCATTAATGCTACCTCATACGATTATGACAATACTACCACCACTATTACTCTGGCCAAAGATACTTCGGCCATGGATAGCGCCGACCAATTGCAGGTATTTATCGAAGGTGAAGCATCTACAGTTGAGATGCATGAAACATATGTTGATCCTGTTGCAAAGATTCGTGTCTCACAGCCAGAAAACCTAATTGATACTGACTTTGAATACGGATTGCAATCTACTAAATGGGAAACTTTAGAACTAGTCAAAAATATTCCTACATTCTTTAGCCGTAATGGCGATCTAGATTTAGCTGCCACATCTATAACTGTAAGAAAAGACAGCGATATTGTTTCTGTTACATGTTCTGAAACACATGGACTAAGCCGCGGTACACCAATTTTAGTACAAGGAACTAAGTCAAACTTAGCTAACGGTGGATTTGTTGTAACATCTGTTTTAGATGATTTTAAATTTGAGTATAAAGCAAAGGGATTCGAATCTTTAACTACAAATATCTTTGATACCTATACTCAAATTTTTATTGCTAGTGTTTATCAAGGCACTGAGTTTGACTTAGAATCAATTAGCGCAGTAACTTCTGATGAAGCAACTCCTAGTAAGTTACTTGTTAAAACACAATTCCCAACTAATTTTGAACAATCAACTAGCTTCTTTTTAACAAATAGTTTTGCAAAGGCCAACTTAACATTTACAGCAGATTCGACAACCGTTGATCCTGTTAATGCAAGAGTTGTAACTAAATCAACACAAACAAATAGTACAGCAACCGGGGAAACAGGAACTTGGGCCCATGGAGTGGTTCAGCCGTATACATGGCAACCGTTTACTGACATCGGTGTGGCCAACGGAGATGTGACTGGTTATAATTCTTTTTTCTTTGAAGAAGAAGATGTTACTGTATCACAATCAAATAGACTAACATTTGCAAATGGTCATCCCTATAGAGTTGGAAGTTGGCAATTTTTAAGATATTATAAAACAGCTGGCGGAAGTGGACTTAGTAATTTAACAACTGATTATAGGCATTATCTTGCATACGCATGGACCACAGATACACTTGCGTTACATTTTCGCGCTAATACGAGTACTTATAATTATAACCCAGGAAATCCAGGTACAACAGGAATAACTAAATCTGCATTTGTTTCAGGATTTCCTATGTACTACATGGCATCAAATGGAAACAATTATGCAACTAGTACTTTTCGTTTTGCTAATAACTCTGTTACTAATGTGACGACTATACGAGGCTATTTAGCAGAAGTAAGTAGATGGTTACTTTCGATTGATCGATCTAGTGTCTTTGATAGTTATGTATCATCGTTATATTGGAATCATAATTTGATTACTATGGATAATCAAGGCATTTCTTCAAATAGTGCGCGATTGCTTTATAACTATCTTAATAATGTTAATAATACTCTGCAGGCTTACGACAGAATTAGATTTGGCACTAATACTACTGGTAGCTTATTTGCTAGTGGTAGAAACTATAATTATGATGCATCACCGGATAATAATGATAATTCTTATAACTATTCTATTGCTGTACCCATGAAATTGGCAGAAGATGCTAACTCAATATATATCGCAAACCATGGATTTGCAGATGGATCACCATGTACAGTAAGCAATAGCGCAGGAACGATGCCAGGTGGATTGACTGCCGGAACATATGTTATTAAAAAAATTAATAATAATAGAATAGCGTTTAAAACAACTGGAGGATCAGATGTTAACTTTACTAGTGAAGGGTCTAGTGATCTAGTAATTGATGTTACTGCTATATCATTAAATTTAAATGGCGACACAATTAACATTAGCGAAAATACTTTTAGTAATGGTGATCCTATAGTTTATTCTGTAGGTGATAGCGCAACAGCTATTCCTGGATTGGTTGATGATACAACGTATTATGTATATGAGAAAACAGGTGACAAATTTAAACTTGCAACTTCAGCAACTGGATTATCCGATAGTTCAGGTACAAAGATAACCGTAGATCAACAAAGTACAACAGCTGATCCTAGAATTAATACTAGCGGTAATACGATTTATTCGACATCAAATAGTTTTTCTGAAGGTGATATAGTTAAAGTAGAACAAATAACTGGTGCAAATACTGCCGGATTTGTTAATGGTGCTCATTACTTTTTAGGTAAAACTGCGACAGCATTATCTTTGTATCCTACAGACTCAGATAGAGTTAATGAATCTAATATTGTTCAATTAGTTCGTACCGGAGCTGGTACATTTGACGTCACTAAATCAACTATGATTGATATTACAGATTATGGATCCGGCGAACATTCATTCATTGCAAACTTTATTGGTGCTGCAGATGGTGTGTATGCATTAGATTCTTCGTATGAATCTAATGGAGATTATATATTCACATTAACTAATCCTGGCCAGGTTCTTCGTAGGACACAAAACTTAGATCAGGATAATAATGTTGATTTATACTATAATGCTCTTAAAATTAATTCTCACGGATATATTACCGGTAATAGCGTCGAATATACTGCTGGTACAACTCCTATAGGTGGATTAACTGATAATGGAACATACTATGTTAAGCGTATTAGCGAAGACTGGTTTAGACTGTCTAGTACAGAAGCTCAGGCTTTAGATTCAGAAAATGCATATATTTCATTTGATTCAACCGGGTCCGGTACTGCAGTTATGACTGGAACATCCATTGTTGGCGAAACATCTGGATCGGGTACAGTTTCAATTACAGCGGGCAGTAAAGAGGTATTTGGTACTAACACTAATTTTACTTCGGTATTTAATTCTGGAGATGATTTTAACGTTTACATACCAGAAACATTAACTACCGATAGCGGATCATGGAATACGAGCACTAACGCATTTACACCAACTGATAGTATTGGATTATACACGTCTGGTATGAGTGTATTTGTTGGTGGAGATGCAGCGCCAACCGGATTAGAATTAGATACTCGCTATTACGCGTATAACACCGGTTCAACTGTACAATTGATGGATAATTCTAGCGATGCAGCTGCTGGCTCAAATCCTATTAGTATTTCAACTACTGGCACTAATCCTACGCTTATAAGACAAGATACTATTGGAAGAACTATAGAAGGTGCAATTAACTATGTTAATTCACCTACTAAGATATTATTAAACAATAATGTAGATTCTTCCTCTAGTGAAGCTAATTATTCAGTTAATTCTAAGCTTTTAATCCGTGCAGATGGGTTTGCGGTGCACAGACCGTATGATGGTGGTGTAGAACTTATTCCTTCAACCAATCCAGATAGCAAAATGATTCGGCAGACTCGTAAGTATTTCCGTTATCAATCTGGTAAAGGTATTCAGGTATCATTTGCTGTTAATTTTAAACCAACAGTTGACATTGAGTCATTTACTCATGAAGATTCAACCGGTATTATTACAACCAGGTACCCGCATAGAATTAATATTACAGATTCAGATGATGGTTTAAATGTTATTGTTAAAAATGCTGCAAATGGAGCAGACTATTGGAATGGCACACATTTGGTAACAAATGTTGTCAATGATACGTCGTTTGAAGTTGATTTAGGCGGAAATCCATCTGATGGATTTGCTACTGGTATACCGACGTATTATGTTAATAATTGGAGAAATTGTTCATTACGATGCGGCCTATTTGATGATCAAAATGGATTGTTTTTTGATTTTGATGGTTCTGATTTATACGCAGTTATTCGCAGCTCTACTCAGCAAACAAGCGGTACTTCTTCGGTTGAATTTAAGTCTGGTGATGTGTTTGGTACTAATACTAAATTCACGCAACAAATAAACGCTGGTGAAAATATTGTCATAAAAGGTCAAACATACGTAGTTACTAAGGTGACTAGTGATACACTATTGCACATTTTACCATCATATAGAGGAACACGTGAAGATGGTATTATCATTACTAAAACTGTTGATAGAAAAATTCCTCAGAATGAATGGAATCTAGATAAATGTGATGGAACCGGTAAAACTGGTTTCCGATTAGATCTTGGCACTATTCAAATGGCATATATTGACTATTCATGGTATGGTGCAGGTAAAGTCAGATTTGGATTTAAAGATCAGCACGGTGTTGTAAGATACGTTCATGAATTTGTTCATGGAAATTTCCAAACAGAGGCATATATGAGATCTGGTAACCTACCAGCTCGTTATGAGTTATCAAGTTTTGGGTCACCAACATATGTTCCAGCACTTGCTCATTGGGGCACATCAGTAATTATGGATGGCCGGTTTGATGACGATAAAGCATATGTATTTACAGCAAATTCACTAACAACTACACTGCTAGATCAACAGGCAGATTCGGCCGGGGATGTTGCAATTGACTTTATAGCTTCGGTTGTTGACGATGATTTCTATTATGCTAGAATTGGTAGTCAGAATAGGTTAATTGGTTATGCAGTTGAAATTGATGCATCTAATACGCAGTATAACTCATTTACTGAAGGTATGTCAATTACCGGCACGAATTTAGAAACTGATACAAAATTAGTTAATCCTGCTTCAATTGAAGCAGGATCTCAGCCTTATCTCCCTCAGATTTACAGCGCAGAAGGTAGTGGCGACAATGGCAATATTGAGACTAGATCTATAGGATATAAAAACTTATTAGTCATCGATAAGAAACCGATAGACCAAGAGGCAGTAAAAGACACATTTACTGTTACACTTTCTTCTGGTTCGGATGAAACAAATGTTGCAAGAGGTGATACTAACGTATCTAAAGATATACCAATTATTAGTATTCGACTTGCTCCATCAGTCGACACAAATACTCCAGGCGTATTAGGTGAAAGAGAAATTATAAATCGAATGCAGTTAATTTTAAATGAGGTTGATATACTAACCACTCATAGTTTGGAGGTAGAGCTTAGAGTTAATGGCCAATTAGATAATAATGAATGGTCACGAGTTGATAATCCGTCGTTATCTCAATTGATTTATCATAGTTCGGCCGATGAAATTTCAGGTGGTACTGTTGTATTTAGCTTTAACGCTCAGGGGTCAGAAGCTGCGACGAGAACAGCGGTATTAACAGCTAAATCATTAGGTGATGTTGCTACTTTAGGAAATTCAATTATGGGTGGAGATGGTGTATTCCCGGATGGACCAGATATTCTAACAGTTGTTGCTAAATTGAAAGAAGATCCGTCAACAGTTACATCTAGTAACCCATTGTCAGTGCAAGGTCGAATTTCTTGGTCTGAATCACAGGCATAAGTTAAAAACTTAAAATATATAAATAATTAAGAACAAACAGAAATATGAAATTATTTACTGAACTAAGAAATAAAATGCCACCAGGCGAACACGTATCAGGTTTTAAAGTTGATCGTATTCCTGTGATGGTACATAAGGATAAAGGTAAGTTTGTTGCTTATGTTGATGGTGACAAGCTTGACGTTTATAAGTCACAAAAAGAAGCAGAGAAAGCTGCTACTCAATTTGTGAAACAATTTGGAAAAATGAAATGAAGCTTATAGCAGAATACACTGACCAAAATCTGGAAACTATTGTTGAAGCAAAAGACAATGGTAAAAAGAAATACACTATTGAAGGTGTATTCATGCAGGCAGAGCAAAAAAACCGTAACGGTAGAATCTATCCAAAAGATGTTATGGAATCTGCTCTTGCTAAATATGTAGAAGAACAAGTTTCAAAAGGTAGAGCTGTTGGTGAACTCAATCACCCTGAAGGTCCAACAGTTAACCTAGACAAAGTTTCTCACAAGATCGAATCCCTCGAATGGGACGGAAACGATGTTGTTGGAAAGGCGACAATACTTGAAACTCCTATGGGTCAAATCGTAAAAGGTTTGCTCGATGGTGATGTCAGGGTTGGCGTATCAACTCGTGGTATGGGAAGTTTGCAGCGAGGCAGTAATGCAATGATGGTCGGTAAAGACTTCATGCTTAACGCTGTCGATATTGTTCAGGATCCATCTGCACCGAATGCTTTTGTTAATGGAGTTATGGAAGGTGTTGAATGGGTATGGAATAACGGTATCATTGAAGCTCAAACAATTGAACAAATGGAGACTGAAATTAAGAAAGCTCCACGAAAAGATCTCTATGAGGTACAAGTTCGTGAGTTTAAGAATTTCCTCTCGTTACTCAAATCAAAAATATAAGGAGTCATTATGACTGATCAATATACTGAAGATCACGTTGAGCTCCATGACGAAGTTGAGAACGAAGTCGTGGAAGAAGCTCATGATCCTAAGAATGCTGAAGCACAGTCAGTAGCCTCTGTTGATAAGGCTGGTGAAGCTACCGGAACCGCTAAAAAGCGTAAAGGTGACAACACTAAGAAAGATCCAATGCCAAAGACTAAAGCTGGCATGATCAACGCTGCATACACAAAACTTTCTGGCATGAAGAAAGAGCAACTTTCAGGAGTTCTCTCTAAGCTTATGTCTGAAGATTTGGAAGCAGAAGATCTTTCAATCGCAGAAACATCTACTGAAATTCAGTACCAAGCAGACTTCTCTGACGACCTAAACGCATTGATTTCTGACGAAGCTACTTTGTCAGAAGAGTTTAAGTCGAAGGCAGAAACAATCTTTGAAGCAGCTATTAAGTCTAAGCTTGCTGAAGAGATCGATCGCCTTGAAGCTAAGTACGAAGAAGAATTGGCTGAAGAAGTCAAGACTACTAAGACTGAGCTTGTCGAGAATGTCGACTCATACCTCAACTACGTAGTTGAACAGTGGATGGAAGACAACAAAGTCGCTATCCAAGCTGGACTTCGTGCTGAGATTGCTGAGAACTTCATGAATGGCCTGAAGGGTCTGTTTGAAGAGTCTTACATCGACGTACCTGAGTCTAAGGTCGACCTAGTTGATGATTTGGCAGATACAGTTGAAGAACTCGAAGAGTCTCTGAATGCTACAACTGCTAAAGCTATCGAGCTATCTGAAGAGTTAGAAGGTTACAAGCGTGACGCGATTATTCGTGAGCACTCTCGTGATCTAGCTGAAACTCAGAGAGAAAAGCTTGCATCACTTGTTGAAGATGTTGATTTTGAAGACGCTGAAACTTTTGCTACAAAAGTACAGACTGTCAAAGAATCATACTTCAAGCAAGAAGTTACTGAGTCTAAGGAAGCAGAATTTGTTGCTACAGAAGAAACAGGTGATTCACCTGTAGTTACTTCTGGTGCAATGGATATGTACCTGAAAGCTCTTCAGAAAACAAAATAAAAAGTAAGGAGTTCCAAAATGGAATCATATGATCGTTTGATCGAAAAGTGGTCTCCAGTTCTCGAGAATGAAGAAGCTGGTAAGATCGGAGACGCGCACCGTAAAGCTGTTACGGCTGCAATTCTAGAAAACCAAGAGCGTGCGTTCCAAGAAGAAGCTGCTCAAAACTCTGGCATGCTCGCGGAAGCGGCGCCTGGTACCAACACTACTTCAGCTGCAAATTGGAATCCAGTTCTGATTGCACTTGTTCGTCGTGCTATGCCTAACTTGATGGCATATGACGTATGTGGTGTTCAGCCAATGACTGGTCCTACTGGCTTGATCTTCGCTATGAAGGCTCGCTACGGTGGTGGTGATACCAGTAATCGTGAAGCTCTGTTTAATGAAGCAGAAACTCAGTTCTCAGGTGACTCTTCAGCAACTCATGACTCTGACAATGCTTCAGGTCTGAACGTTACTAACCTCGATTCTGACTCAACTGCAGATGATGCTCGTCTTACTGACATCTTCGCTGGTGGTATGCCAACTGGTGACGCTGAAGCTTTGGGTTCAACTGGCGGATCTACATTTAACGAAATGGGCTTCACCATTGAGAAGCAAACTGTAACAGCTAAGTCACGTGCGTTAAAAGCTGAGTACAGCTTAGAATTGGCTCAAGACTTGAAAGCGATTCATGGTCTTGATGCTGAGACAGAACTTGCAAACATTCTGTCTACAGAAATTCTTGCTGAAATTAACCGTGAAGTTATCCGTACTATCAACTCACAAGCTAAGACAGGTGCTCTTCAGTCTTCTACGGCAGTTAACGGTATCTTTGACTTGTCAACAGATGCAGACGGCCGCTGGTCAGTAGAGAAGTTCAAGGGTCTGATTGTACAGCTTGAAAGAGAAGCTAACGTGATTGCTAAAGAAACTCGTAGAGGTAAGGGTAACTTCGTTATCTGTTCTTCTGACGTTGCTTCAGCACTTGCTGCTTCTGGTATGCTCGACTACTCGCCAGCTATGTCAACTAACTTGAATGTTGACGACACTGGTAACACATTCGCTGGTGTTCTTAACGGACGTACTCGTGTCTACATTGACCCATATGCATCAACAGACTATGTAACTGTTGGTTATAAGGGTACTAACCCATATGACGCTGGTCTCTTCTATTGCCCATACGTACCACTCACAATGGTTCGTGCGGTTGGAGAAGATACGTTCCAGCCTAAGATTGGTTTCAAGACTCGTTACGGTATGGCTTCAAACCCATTCGTACCTGGTGCGATTTCCAACAACGGTCTTGGTACAGTCAAGCAAAACCAATACTACAGAATCTTCCGCGTAGATAATATCTTAGCGTAAGCATAAGTAGTCTAAAATAATAACTATGTTTCTCCTTTAGTTATTGTGGGCCACCTTCGGGTGGCCCTTCTTTTAGGTATAAATAAAAATATGGCAGATTTAACTCAGAACATAAATTATCTTCAACCCACCAGTTTTAAATTGGTGCTTGATCGTAAGAATTATCCAAACCTAGAATTCTTCTGTCAATCTGTAACTCATCCAGGAATGCTAATGAGTTCGGTTGAAGTACCATTTAGAAAGCTTGCTGGCGTTCCAATGCCAGGTGACACATTGACATTCAATGAATTATCAGCAAATATCATTCTAGATGAAGATATGGAAGGCTATACAGAAATGTATAGTTGGATTCGTAGACTGTTAGATACAAATCAAAGAAGTGCGTTAAATAGAACCGCTACTGATGCACCAACATTTGCAGATATCACACTACATATTTTATCAAGCCATAATAATACAACAAAACAAATTCAATACCATGATTGTGTTCCAACTGCATTAGGTGATATTCAATTTGAATCAACATCAACAGGTGACACATTTATTACATTTGCAGCAAGTTTCAGATTCACATACTTCGAATTACGGAGTATAAGTAGCACAGGAGCGATTACTGATTCGTTCACGATAACACGTACATAATGAGGTAATAATGATTGACTTGAGCAAGATTCTTGACATGTGGCAAGAAGACTGTAAAATACATGAGACTAAATTAGATAATGCATCCCGCGAAACACCTAACTTGCATTCTAAATATTTAAGATTATTAACCGAAGCTAAATTAGAATTAAAAAGAGCAGAGTTTAAACAGAAGACTCTACTCAAAGATAAATGGCTTTACTATAATGGTAAGATGGATCATGAGACCTTATTAGAAAAAGGTTGGGATCCAGATCCTTTTAACGGCCTGAAAATTATGAAAGGCGAAATGGATTACTATTATGATTCTGATCCTGAAATACAAAAGTCTGAAGAGCTTATTGAGTATTGGAAGACTGTAAAAGATACATTAAGTGATATCATAGATAACATTAAATGGCGTCATCAAACTATAAGGAACATGATTTCTTGGAGACAATTCGAGTCCGGAAGTTAAGTCACAGCGAACTACAAATCGATTGTGAATTTGGTACTGGCCAGGAATTGAACGAGTTTTTTTCGTTCTATGTTCCTGGTTATAAGTTCATGCCTGCATTCCGGAATAAATTATGGGATGGTAAGATTCGTTTATTCAATATAAGGAATAATACATTACCCGCTGGACTCATCGAGCACCTCGAGAAATTTGCTGGACAACGTGGCTATACCATAGATACAGAAAGAACTGAATATGGTTACCCTGACAATGCTGCTAATTATACCAAGATAAATCCACAAGAGATAATGGAGTTCGTTCATAGTATTCATCTTCCTTATGAGATTCGTGACTATCAGTTTGATGCAGTATGTAAAGGATTAGAACGAAACCGTGCAATCCTACTTTCACCAACAGGTTCTGGTAAGTCACTTATAATCTATGTATTAATGCGTTATTATTTAAGTCAATTGTCAGAAGGCCAAAAAGTTTTAATTATTGTACCTACAACATCTCTTGTAGAGCAAATGACCAATGATTTTATTGATTACGGTTTCGGACAAGATAGTGTCCATAAGATCTATTCCGGACAAGATAAGGACACTATTTTGTCCGTTATTATTTCTACCTGGCAGAGCATATATAAATTAGGTGCACCATGGTTTGAGCAGTTCGGTATGGTGATCGGTGATGAGTGTCACGGATTTAAATCTAAATCACTGACCACTATTATGAATAAATGCACCGAGGCACAATATAGATTTGGCACAACCGGAACATTAGATGGGACACAAACTCATGAACTCGTATTACAAGGATTATTCGGAAGAGTACATAAAGTTACTACCACACGAACTTTACAAGATAATGATACTCTGGCAAAACTCGAGATCAAGCGACTTGTCCTTGAATACAAAGACAAAGCCGATTTCGGAAAACGCTCATACCAAGATGAAATTGACTATATCGTAAGACATGAGAAAAGAAATCAGTTTATTCGTAACCTAGCACTTGATCAGAAAGGTAATACACTTGTTCTGTTTCAATTTGTAGAAAAACATGGTAAAATACTATTTGACCTAATTCGAGATAAAGCACACAATGATAGAAAAATTTTCTTCGTATCTGGAGCAACAGAAACTTCGGATCGTGAAGCTATACGAAAGATTACGGAAAAGCAGTCAGACGCTATCATCGTCGCGTCATTGGGTACCTTCAGTACTGGCATTAATATTCGTAACCTTCATAACATTATCTTCGCTAGTCCCAGCAAATCGCAAATCAGAGTCCTCCAGTCCATCGGCCGTGGTCTTCGTAAATCAGACGACGGGCGAGTCACTCAATTGTACGATATCACGGATGACTTATCCAACGGTACCAGCCAACAAAACTTTGCTTTATTGCATTCCTATGAAAGACTAAAAATGTACAAAGCCGAGAACTTCATATATAAAACATATAAGGTGGAGATATGATGGAAATTAAACATTTCAAGCTAACTAATGGCGAAGAAGTCATATGCGAAGTAGTAGAATGGGATAATGAAGAAACGCGGGATATTGTAATCCGTAAAGCACTTCGTATTGAACCAAAACAAAAATCTGCAGATGACGACGTTAGTTACAAATATTATACATTTCACCCATGGATGGCGATGCAAAATAGCATTAACGAATTGCAGACACTTAATTCTGATCACGTGATATCAGTGGCTGTACCGAGTAGTGTAGCAATGGAATACTTTGATGACGTCGTAAAAGAAGTATCAGCATTATCTGAAAATCCTGAAATTTATGATGCAGCTGAAGAAATATTACATGACTCATCGGCCGATGGTGAAATACAGATACATTAATTGGTATACTCCTTCACCCCGGCGGTGTATCCCTATTATACACTAAAAACTAGAATATGTACATATATATTTCTTTCTTCGAGAAAAGAAACATATGTATGTACTTTTTAATTAATTTGTTGTATAATGTTAATACATTGAATGGAGTATAACATGTCTAAGAAAAAGAGCGTGCATTACGTAAATAATGCAGATTTTTCTCAAGCAGTTGTTGAATATGTGACTAAAGTAAATGAGGAAAAGGATAAAGGTAATAAT